GGCACAAGACGAGGAAGGAAAAATTGACTATTTTTCCACGCAAACGACACCGTGATAGTAATAGAATTATCGGCGCCGAGAGCAGTAGTCAATTGCTGGTAAGCATACAACCCAAAGAACCCCCATGGAGCATCTGTATTAACAGCTGCAAAGGTGCTCCAAAACGGGAAATCAATGGTTGTAGATGACGCACCAGAAACGTCAATCAAGGCATGCGAAGATCCAGTAAGCATGTCACAATTTGCCGGAACAACCGTTGGAAGGTTAAGTGAAAACGCTGCCATCAAGGTACCCACATGGTACTTAGACCCAACAACGTCAACACGTACACGGCAATCGGCACGAGCATACAAATAGTTGCTAAAAGGCATGCTCGACAAAGTCGAATTAACAGCCGGTGGAATACCGCTGGCCGGAAAGGAAAACAACGCTATTTGCGCAATCCCGGTACCAGCAGCCATTGCTGTCGTCATTGTCCACGTCGAATTATAAGCAAAACGATCAACAGCATGTTGAAGATCCCAAACAGTATCAGGCATCGCATTAGTATTAAGCGAATGCTGATCTTGCGGTGGTTGCATTTGAACACCAGCAGAAGCAACAACTTGCGTCGTCTCAACACCTTGGGCCCAAACATTAACTGGCACCGTTGACCAATCAGGATCTCTCAAACGCGAACCAGTGTAGGCATTGATCAGAAAAGCTTGGCAATATTCCCAAGTGTGAAACTGTGCTCCAATTGGATGAAACTGATCGGTAATACGCTTTCGTTCTTCAAGAAAACGTTCCTTACCAAAATGCGACCATTCCATAAGGGCCATATTGACATTGACCACAAGTGCACCAATCGGATCATCTTTGTTGCGGACCCAACACACCATATTTCGAATAACGTCTTCTTTTAACAGAGAAACGTAATACGACCCAAGTGCGGCATGATCCACAGCAATCGTACGCTTGAGGAAAGAAATCTCATGAAGATGGGAAAAATCCAACTTACCATCTTTGCGGGCTGACGTATACTTACGCCCGCATCTTGCGAATGACTTCGCAACTTCATGAGGATGATACCACATTGCAGCTTTGTTAGAAACACTGCAGACATTGTCATCACCAAACAACGTCGAAACGACCTCTTGGTCAAATTCCATGAACGTGACTTCAAGATCATCACACTGCTGCGCCGTCAACGCTGCCAACTCATAGAAGCTATACGCCAACTGAATCAAATTCGCAATTGAATTCAAAATCGATGTTATTGGCTCTCCAGAAGGATTTCCAGCTCCCTTGAGATAGACAACATTTTGTGCTATCGCAACAGTATTAACAATCTCGTCAAACAATGTGAGACGAACGATCTTTGATTGAGGATCGTCATCATACCACTCGTTCATGATCTCACACACGGACCACATCAAGATTGCCGGCATTTGACCATCATTATTAGAAATGTCACCATCGAACATGCGATCATATTTCTTGTGTCGCATAACAAAAGTGTGCCAATCCATTGATGATGGATCCATGCCTACCGCTATCGGATTATCTTCACGCTGCATCGCGGTTACAAATGCAAGCATGTATTGACGACAAAGGATAAGAAAATCAATTGGAACCTTAGTAATCATACGAGTTTTTCCCTCATAGATCTTCTCAAGTTCTCGATTCTCATCCTTTTGAATGTCAGCCCAAAACGACTCAACTCGCTCGCCATTAACAGCCGCTGTAAGGCGCTTAGCAAGACACTGAGCCAGATATTCTTTCGGGGTATAACATCCAGGCTCTCCATCAAAGAGATCCACTTTCTTCCCAAGCATCTCAAACGGATAACCAGGTGAAGTACCAAAGTCCATTGACTTGTATCCCAACATTGGATCACCATTCAAGGCTGTATTCTGGGGAAGAACTTCAGGCTTCGTAAGACCTTTACGCAAAAGCAATCGCCTGACAGATTGCATAGCGCGACTCAACAACCGCTGGTCATAATTTGTTCCAGGATTACCATACTTGGCAACTTGACGCAAAAGAATGCTGCGACCTTGAAGGTCAGATCGCATACGGGTGTCGTTATTGGACAAACACGCTGGCGCCATAGTAACAGGCCCGTACAAATCGTGTAACAACGACGGAAAGATGTGTGTCCGAGGATTTTGCCAAATGAAATGGTCACGGCTACGACCTTCGATGACGTAGAGATGGCAATCATCGAGCTCAGCAACATGTCCGTTAGGCTGAACTTCAGTACCAGGAATTTCTCCATAGACCAAATGTTGATAGATCTCCGGATCCAAAGTACACGCAATACCTCGCACGCCGTTATTAGTTGCGGTATGCATACCAATGATGTGTGAATGCCCGCCATAGTGTCCAATAAGCATACTCCCACAATCGCCATCCTCCGTTGGAGTCTCATAGACCCACATGTTGTCCGTAAGAATGGTTAACGACGAAACAGTATACGTCGTTGAAATAGCATTCCGCTCAGCATTGACGACACGTTCAGTCAATTGACCAGTCTTTCGATTTCGAGTAACAAGCGTAGCAAGACATCGCGCAGGTGTTTGAATGCCAGCAATACCTTGTCGAAGAGACGGTCCAGAAGGCAAGATTTTTGGCAACTCAATAGAAGTAAGATCCCAAGTCTGGCCAGAAACTTCGACAATGTTGATATTATCATCATAGTTCCACTCAAACTCATAGGATTTCTTCTCTCCACCAAGTCGAGGCCATTTGTCAAACGTGATCTTATACGTTCCAGAAGCACCAATCATCTCGAACAAATGCCGCGGTACGAGAAGCGTCCGCCCAACGTGAATACAATTCATATCAACAGTACGACCAGTGGTAAGCGAGGTAGCATGAACAACTTGCACACACTGACCCCACGCTCCAACTTCAGTAGCTCCCTGAGCCGAAGTTCCGCGTCCTTTCACAACAGTAACGCGTCGAACCTGGGCAGACTCAGAATAAATTCCCTGAGGTTCAGATTCCTTCGGTTCCTCAATCTCTTGGGTGTACCACTTGTACGCTTTCCAAGAGCCGTACAACACAAGAATCGAACCAATGGCACCACTAACAGCAACAGCAGTCTTAAAATGAGTCTTCTTCGAAACAGACTGCTCAATTGGAGCCATAAACGGAAAAGCCCGAACATGATCATCCATGTTCAATTGCGAACTCGCTCGCGACAACGACGCCGGCGTGGTAAAACCTGGCGTAAACGGTCCAGGAAGCTCACCAATGTAGAACCGAGCATCTTCATCTTCTCCACCCTGTGGTCGCGTAGCATCACCAAGACCATGATACGTCGTGTCAATGCGAGACAAAGCAGCCAACATCACCTGCTCATTCGTCCGATGAGCAAGATACATCTCCGCAGCACGATTGACAAGCTCTGTAAAATTCATCCACTTCTCACCATTGAGACCAACAAATCGGTCAGTCTCACACATCAAGTAGACCTTCGCAGTATCCGGAGAAATGGCATCCTTGTCATCAGACCAATGGCGCATATTCACGTGCATATGTTTGCGACGCGAAATGGCTTCAAGCGAATATGGCATGTCAGATGGTTTCGGACACGCATTATTCGTCGACAAAATGAACATCTTCGCAGTAAGAGGTGTTCCCTTAATACCACATGCAGAGTTATCAAGGGACGCCAACGGTGGAAAGAAAGTGACGTTCGACACACACTGCAAAAACTCACACAAAGGCTCAGGCTTGACAACAGCAAATGCATCATCACAAAGTACACATGCTTGACGAGTGTACCCATCCCAATAAGCAGAGCCGGCATTTCGAGTATAAATATCATGATTCTCGAAAAATGCCCTAGCAAGACGACGGGAAGCAGTCGACTTACCAACTCCAGACGCGCCACCAAGAACAACACAAAACGGAGTCTCTCGTTGATGACGAGCACAATCTTGCGCTGTAATAGCGGCTTCAACATTACGAACACGAATGATCAATTGACTCAACGACTGGTAGATAGGTGGTTTTCTCTCCATCGTATACAATCGAGCCATAATGTCATCCAGCTTCTTGGCATGATCAGTGAACTCAGCACGATACTTTGTGCCATGAACAACATCATTAACGTTGGAGGATGAGATAAGAACCTCCATACGCTGAATGACATTGATCGGATCAAGATCACCAATCAAAACCATCCAAAACTTCTCCGGAAACAAATTCGCAATCGCAATTCGAAGAAAGCCAGGCATCCAATCGATAATCGCCTCAGCCAAAGAACGAGCATCTTTACAACACATCGCAACGAGATGAAACGAAGACAACGCAGTATTAATAGCTCGAAGACCGCCATTGTGACCAAAGAAAGCCGCAAAATGATGAGCAGCTTCATTGCCTTGACCCCAAGTATACGTTCGACGCAACAATTCTTGAAGAATATAATGGAAAAAGTTGACAATGTGGATCATAATCCCAGCAATAGGACCAAAGATCTCGGTGGCCTTAAGTGTCAACAACACCTTAGAATGTTGACCATGGAGCATCGACACAAAGTCGAAAAAGAAAGTCGTCGCATGTACCGGATTTATTCGATACTCTTCACACAACGCCATAACTTCAACAGGCAACAACTTATGTGCTCCATCAGAGGGCTTCATCACAGCCCAACGCTTCAACTCAGCAACACCAACACGATACAACGTGCTCATTCCCATAATTCCAACAGCAGCCGCAACACCAGAAAGGGTGGCACCGGCTACTGCCGAAACAAGTCCTTGAGGCTTGACGAAAGGTCGGAGTCCAACTCCGATAATAGGGCACAGATAAAAAGTGCTCGACAACCCCAAAGCCTTAATGAGAACAGCCGTCGTCGTATCAACAACAGGATGCAAAACAGGCGCAAACATGACATGCTCCAAAATAGGCTGGAGCTTATGGCAAGACATCGCAGGAACAATATAATGTCGTTCAGCAGCAATCAACTTCGTATGGAATCCTTCAACCGCAACAACCGGATTGATATAAATGGCCAACGAAAAGGATCCAGTCACACCGGTAACTTGGTTGACATAATACGACGCATCAACAGCAGCAATTTGCGGAGAGTGTGCATTGGTATCAACAAACGCATCTTCTCCCGCAATTCCAACAACAACAACACGTGCTCCAGCTTCGATAAAAATTGATTCCGGTCGAATAGCAAGGACTCGCGAATCAGAACAGTCAGGTGAAACATCGACTGTATAAACTTGTCCAAAAGCAGACAAGTAATTCACTCGTTTCGTTACGAGTTCGAGAGCTTTTGGTGAGCTCTCTTCACACAATTCCTGAAAAAGAGTTTTGTTTTGAGAATCCATGAGAATACATTGAAATAAGAGATACTTTGGTGCATTTCCCCGTAGGGCGCTTACTCCGGCGATCGTGACCTATTAACTACGTACAGCTCTCAAACGCAATCTGTGTATGGGCCCGTCAATCCAATAGAGGTCTACATAGTAGTTCCCAGGACACCTGTCCAGAGGCTATATAAACATATCATCATAACCAAGTTACCATCTCTGCCAAACTACTGGAACCGCTACATAGCACTTGGGAAAAGGGTATTAGGCCAATTCCAATTTGAGCAATAACAACCTAGTTACATCCGTAGTAAGTGTTCCAATACAACAACCCGCAACCGCCAAGCAGTGTATTAGATCTCATTTTTGGAGATAACATATGGGTTTATCAGACGATAAAACGAAAAGACAGTTTATTCAAAGTCAAACTGACAAAAACTAGAGAAAAGTTCCTTAAAAATAAAAGAACCTGATCAAATAAATAGCAATCCTTACATCACCAACTAAGGGCTTCATCAGACGCTATAAATTCGATAAACATAAAATAGGAAGACGTTTATAAGTAAACATAATCAGAAAACTAAAATATCCAATTTTTAAATAAAAATGGTAAAATAAAATATAAGCAATAATAAAATAAAATGATCTTATTCGTAGATCAAACTATTTGAAATCTAACAGAAACTATAAATACAAGTCGTAGTGTGGACAAAGTTAATCACACCTTTAACGACATTATACAGAGAATTAC